GCAATGGGACAAAAGTGAGCGCGGGTTTTGCAGGTACGAGCTCAATGACGGACGACTTCAATGGTTTTGCGTTGAGCTTTACCACGGAGAACCAACCCACTGGATGCCGCCTCCAGAACCGCCAACCCCATGAGCGAAAAAAACCCTAGTACGGAAGTTTACGTAAAAGCAGAGCGCGGGCCCCATGGTCTTTACGTAAAGCTGCGGGATGCTGGCGTTCTGGATCAGGTATCGGAAGCAATCCGGCGCGGTGACACGTTGCAGCAGGTGGCAGACCTTTGCACTAGCCTAGGCTTTCCGGCGGGACCCACTCACATCTACCGCATCCGGCAGCGTGTAAAGGTGGAGTGGGAGGAGGCGCAGTTTCGTAAGGCGGCAATGGACGCACACGTTGACGGCGCGACCGACGACGGCACGGCCCTTGAGGTGCTGATTGATAGGATGATGGTGGCGAAGTTCTCGACCATGATCGAGAACGCGGAAGGGCCGGATGCGCTTGAGAAGATCATGCCGTTGTGGACTGCATGGAAACGGATGAGGACGGCGGAACGTGCCGAGGCGAGGGCTGAACGAGCAGAGGAGCGAGCGGCCAAGGAAGTCAGCAAAGCGGTTGCGGTCAAATTCCTCGACATGCTGAACAGCGAAGACATGGCGGCGAAGATGCGGGCGGTGAGGGACGGCGCGGCGGCAGACGGCGGCGGGATTGAGAAACAGGTGGAAGCCATTCAGAATTTCTTGTGGGGGAGCCTTTTTGAGAAAGCAGCGTAACAAATACTCAAATGAACATCATCAAAAAAGCAAGGCCATTGCCAACGACACTAATCAAAGAGTCTCTTAAGATTGACGCAACATCCCCATCGGGATTACGATGGCTTTCCCGCTCACGGGAACAATTCAGAACAAAGAGGGGGTGGTTGATTTTCAGCACGCGATTTGCCAATCTTTCGGCAGGATCACTCGCGGAGTATGGCCCAGGACGAAAATACTGGAGCGTTTGTATTGGTGGTAATATTTACAGGGCTCATCGGATCATTTACTTTCTTGCTCACGGAATTGATCCGGGGGATTTGCATGTTGACCACATCGACAACAACACCCAGAACAACAACCCGTTAAATTTACGACTGGCTACGCACGCGGAAAACACAAGAAACAGCGTAAAGCAACGAAACAACACATCAGGATGCCCGGGGGTTGGTTGGCATAAACAACACGGAAAATGGTGCGCAAGAATAAAGGTAAACGGCAAATATGCCCACATCGGACTTTTTGACAACATCACGGACGCAATCGCCGCCAGAAAAGCAAAAGAGTCAGTGATTTTCGGTGAGTATTCATACGATGCGTCACAAAAAGCAGCAAAAAACGCAGCATGAACACCCTACCCAACGACATAGCCAGATGCGGAGGAGTCGGCAGCGAAGAGGAAGGATGGCGCGATGGGTGCGGGACCTGTTTGCGCAGGACGGCACCGCGGCCGGAGATTGTGGTGCGGATTGAGCCGCCCGCCATCGTTGCGTTTGAGTGCGAGTATTTGATTGAGCCGGAATGAGTGAACCAGCCCTAAAGCTCCGCACATACCAACTTGCACCGTTCCTTTTCGAGGGGAAGATGCTGATCCTTGAATTCGCTCGCCAAACAGGAAAGTCTCACACACTGGCCAGTTGGTGCGTTAGTCGCCTGCTACAGAAACTGAAGCAAAGCCGGAAGATAAAAGCCGAGGACAGCTCAAAGAAAAACTATGATTGGACAATCGTAGTAGTTTCCAACTCGCGGGCCAATGGCGTAGAGTTCGGGACTAAAATATCAGAGGTGATGGACGTAGTCCGTGCTGCCGATCTTGAGATTCGCAGCAGTGGTATTCTGGACGACGCCGCCGATCCAGAACTTGGCGCATCCGGCGACATGCAGCCTGTAGAAGTGGACGACTTTTTCCAGAGAATCGAACTCCGCATCGGAAACCGTGTAGGTCGCATTCTGATTCTGGCAGCATCACCGCGAACGGCGCGTGGATTCAGTGCGGATTTGGTGATGGATGAGGCTGCATTTTTTCAGGATGCTGATGCGATCTGGAGCGCAGTCGAGCCAATCATCTCATCCAACCCTGAATTTTGCGTGCGGATTGCATCAACGCATTCCGGGCCGAACTCGCTTTTCAACCGGATGATTCGCTCCGGGAATTATCCAGTTGTATCAATGACATACTCCGACGCATGGGAGATGGGACGCGGGAACAAAGATGCCATCCTTGCATTCCGAGATAGATGGCACACGCTTGATCCCGAGAACTGCCGCAAATGGTGGAATCAAACCAAAGGCGAACCACAGCCACAAGATCGACTCACCTGCATCAGTATTAAGAAGCGCGGTACTGACGGTCAAGGCGTTGAGATCACGCCGACTGAGAGAGAGGGCGAGGCCATCGACCGCGCCGTTTATCTTTGCAACTATCAAAATATTCCGTCTGACGGGACCAACAACCCGATCCTATCATGGGACGTGATCCGGAGATGTGCCACGGCACCGGCCTTTGAGCCTGACAAGAATGCATGGGACGAGGGGACGCTGGAGCGGATTCGGCGCACGATGGGAGAGGTGCTGGTGGGGCAGGACTTTGCAAGGCAGGGGGATTTGTCGGTGGTGTCTTTGATGCTGGTCAGCGACCGCATCCGGCACATCGCACGCCTCGAAATGCGGGATGTGTCCAGCCCGGAGCAACGCCGGCAGATGGAGCGGCTGATTAAGGCGCTGGGGCAGCGGTGCAGTAGGGTCTGCATCGACATGACCGGGAACGGAACCGGGCTTGCCGAGGAACTTGCGGATCGGTACGGCAGTCTCATCCTTCCCGTTCACTTCGGAAGGAGCGTGGAGCTTGACGAAGCGTTGCGGCTCGACGGAGACAAACGCGGCACGATGCCGATCCCGGAGCGGATGGCGATTGACCTGGCGCGGGCGTTTGACGATGGGCTGATTGAGATCCCGGACGACCCGCTACTGATGGACGACCTCCGCAAGCCCTACCGGGTGCAGTCCGGGAACCGTGTCAGCATCGCGGCTGCGAAAACCGCGGAGGGGCACGCTGACAGATTCTGGTCGATCGCGTTGGCGCTGCATGGGCACTACGTCAGCGGCTTCGGTGCGTGGACCGCTCAGGACGTTGCGGGGGCCGTCATCGGCGGGCAGCACGATGCCGGGGACGTTTTCGACGTGGGGCAGATCAGATGGTAAAAAGACGAAATAAATACTTGCGCGGGGCGGAAGATGTGGCATTATCACGTCGTCAGCAACAACCAACCGCACAACAAAATGAACATCAACGAAAACACCACCGCCACCGAAGCCAAAGAGCAGATCAAAGCGATCCTCCACAAGAAGTTCGCTGCACTAGTCAAGTCCGGCATGGACCCCAAGGCGGCAATCGCCGACGTTATGGGCGCGTTTGAGCAGCAGTTTCCGGGGCTTGCGGAAAAGCTCTAAGAGTCACCCCACCCACCCAACCCCGCCCTCACCGGCGGGGTTTTTTGTGCCCGCGTCCGACCATTCTCCCGACGCCGGGAAGATGGTACGAAAAACCCCGGCAGGGTAAAAGCCTGCCGGGGTTCCGCTTCGGGTGAGGAAACACAGAAACTCACCGTCTTGCTTTGGGCTTTGCACCTGAGACGACACGCGGGCTGTGCCCGGCCATGGTCGCCGTATCAGGCGCAAGCGCCCCAATCAGCCATAAACCGCCCGACCGTCAAGGGTTTTATTTCCAGTTGACACGATTTCTGCGTGCCCGTAATTGTGCGCAGATCAAAGCATGGCCGCACGTCGCAAACTCGCTCAACCACTCACCGCTCCGTCAGCGCCGGACGCGGGCGTAGCCGGGAGTGCGTACTACGATCCTGTTGAACGGATTATCTACCCAGCCACCGCCGAGTCAATCCTTGCAGGCGCATGGGGCGGGGACATGCGGGACACGCGCAATTTGTTCGTTTCCGCCTGCGACACATGGGACCGTCTCGCGGACAACATGCGGACGGTCGAGAACGCATTGATTGCCGCTCCGTTTGAATTTCAGCCGTTTGCAAGCCCAGATGGGACCGTTTCCGACTCCGCAAAAGAGAAAGCGGAACTGGTTGACCACGCCCTAAAACAACTCCGGCCCGACCCGGCAAACATGGAAGTCGGGCGTGACGGATTGCTGCGAATCCTTGCCCGTGCGTCCATCGTCGGGGTTGGTGTTGCTGAGTTGGTGTGGCATAACCAACTACAGGACTGGAACGGGCAGCAATGGATTCTGCCGAAGTACGCCGTCAACGTGGGTGCCCGCTGGTACGGCTACCCAACCATTCCCGGCGGACTCAAGTTTCGCACTCAATCGGGCAACTGGGAAAACTTCCCCAAGCTCCGATTCCTGCCGCAGGTTGTCAGCGCCACCGACGCCCACCCGTCGCAGGCGGGACGGTTCCGCACGTTGGTCAAATACTACTGCGCCAACGTCTACGGGTTCAAATGGTTGATGGAGTTCACGCAACGCTTCGGGACTCCGTTCCGCTGGGCGACGTACGCGGAACGGAACGCGCAGGTCAAGAATCAGCTATTGACCATGCTCGCCAATCTCGGGAGCAGCGGCTACGGCGCGTTTCCAGAGGGGACGAAGCTGGAATTGCTGGAGTCGAAGAACGCGGGCGACCTTCCGCAGGATTTGGTTATCAAGATGACGAACCAAGCCTGCGACATCGTTATCAGGGGCGAAACCGCCAGCAACGGCAGCGAGGGCGCGGGCGGGCTGGGGAATACGGGTGCGGTGTTCGCGGGCGTGAAACGTGAGGCGATGCAAGGCTATTGCAACGACGCCTGCGTCACGCTCCAGAAGTTTGCCGAGTACGTTATCCGGGTGAACTACGGCGAGCTTACAGAGGTGCCCACCGTCGTCTGTGAGATCCCGGAGCCAATTGACGCCAAGCTCAACGCGGAGCGGGATAAGATCCTGATCGAGGCAGGCATGAAGATGCCGAGGAAATGGTGGCATGAGAGGCACGACGTGCCGATGCCTGCCGAGGATGAGGAGGTGGTGGAGCAGACTGTTGCGCCGGTGCAACCGCCCGCGCAGGCACTCACGGCGGCGAAGGCCGAGACTCAGAACGAGGTGCTGCAACGTCTGGTCAGCGCATTTCTCAATAAGGCGCTGGAGGACGGCGCGGCGGACGCGGAAGCTGACATGAAGGAGCAGGAAACCGCCGACAGAAAGGAGGCCGCATGACCACCGAACTCATCGCCGCATTCACCGCCGAAATCCTCGGCAACGCGCCGGAGTGGATCATGTTCGCGCCTGCGGGACGCCACAACATCTCCGCGAAGGTGAATGGGCGCCCATCGAAGGTTTCGGTCACCGTTGACCCTGCGGCGGCGACGGCGCTCCAATCCGACCTTGAGGCGCGGAAGGCATCCGGCGGATCCCAGCCCTTTTTCGATCTCCACCACGACGCCCGCGAGGCGAGCGCATACCCGGAGGAGTTTGAATGGCGGGAAGACGGCATATGGGCGCGGGTGCGATGGACCCCAGCAGGACTGGCCGCGACGAAGGCCGACCCGGAAGCAGGCATCCTGCCATCCGTCCGCTACTTCTCACCCCGGTGCGCCATCGCCAACGGTCGCATCGTCGGGCTCATGGACGCATCCACTGGCAACGCTGCCGGGGGACTGGTCAGCGACCCCGCCTTCACTCAAATCGCCCTCGTCGCATCACTCACCCCAAACCCTGACAACATTATGGACCCAATGAAAGCGCGGATGCGCAAAATGCTCGGCATCGAAGACGGTGTTGAGATGGAAGACGAAGAACTCATGAGCAAGCTGGAGGCGGCTATGTGCGGCGCTACCAAAAAGACCGACATGATGGCCGCGAAGGTTTCCGATCTGGAGGCATCCAAAGCCACCACGGAAAAGGAACTGGCAACGCTCAAGTCGGAACTGGAAGCCGCCCGCGCCGAAGCCGCGGAGTCCTTCGTTTCCGAACTCGTCGCCTCTCACAAGATCGCCCCGAAAGCGGAGAAGATGAAGCAGAGCCTCAAAAAGCTCTTCCTCACCAATCCCGCAGAAGCCCGCGACTTCGCATCCGAACTCGTCGCCAGCAACCCCGGCGCGGAGCGGATCACGGACGAAGGGAACGCCAAGTCCCCCGGCGAAGCCGACAAAGGCAGCCTCCGCCAAGCCAAAGCCAGCGAAATCCTCGCCAGCAAAGCCGTTCCGACGTGGGAAGCCGCGTGGGCGACTGCCTGCGAACTCATCCCCTGACCCTCAACCCAACAACCCTAACCTAACCTAATCTTATGGCTGATCCAATCTTTGACGTGCGGCAAGGTCGCCGCGTCTACGTCGCAAACGCTACCATCACCCAAGGAATGCTCCTTGTTCCCGGCTCCACTGCTGGTCAAGTCGGCCCCGCCGCTGCGACCGGGCCTTTGCTGCTTGTTGCAATGACCGATGCCGCGAGCAGCGCGGACGTTGAAGTGCTTCCGATCATCCGTGGCGCTGAATACCGCTTCCAAGCTGGCGGCACCGTTACCGCAGGGCAGGAAGTCGAATTCGCGACGACCACTGGCAAAATCCAGAACTTCTCCGCAGGCACCAAATGCGGACGCGCACTCGAAACGGGCGCATCCGGCGGACTCGTCAAGGTCATTGCCTACTGACCCACCCTCAACCCAACCCTCACTAATCACCTACTATGGCAACCCGCTCCAGCGCTCTCGCCGCGATTCAAGGCCTGACCAATTTTGCGTCAGGCTATGCGAACGACCGCATCTCCCAAAGCATCCTCGCGGATGCGTACTTCCTCACCGGACAACCGATCAAAGCCGCGCTCAATTTCGAGTACGCGCAGTTTGACCGGGCGGACGGCATCACCATTCCAAACACGAAAACCGCGCTGAACGATCCTGTTGGCGCAATCCTCGCGTTTGGCGGTTCCAAGGTTCAGGCCACGCTTGATTCCCACCGCGCAACGACTGACTGGTACGACGTTGGGCCATCCATCACCGACGCTGACCTCCTCCTGCAACTGCAAGGCGGCGCGAAGATGGGTACGCAGGCACTCGTCACCGGGCGGTTCCAGCGCATCCTCACAGCAGCATCTACGGCGGCGGGTGCAGCGGCGCTCACGATCAACTCCACCACATCCCCAACGCAGGCTGTGAGTCAGATTCAATCCGTCGTGCAAACAGTCCAGAAAGCGTGCGCGGGATACTGCGACATCAACATCCTGTTTGGTGCGGGCGCGTTCCAGTTGTTCTCCAACGCTACCAACGTCCAAGGGCGTTTGAGCGGTGGTGCAACGAAGAACATCCCATCCACCCCAACGGAGCAGGACATTGCGCGGCTCATCGGCTACAACGTTACTGTCAAAGTGACGAATGCCGTTTACAACTCCGCCGCCGTGGGGCAAGCCGTCACTGGCGCGTTCCTCCTCGACAACAGCATCTACGTTGCTGCGGTTTCCCCAACCCCAAGCCGCGAAGATCCTTCTGCGCTAAAAATCTTCGAGGGGTACGGCGATAACGGATTCACCCCGACTTACATCAAACACGCCAACCCTCAATACGAGGCGACAACGTGGGGATGGAAAGAGCAGATTGTGGCGACGAACTCCGGCGCAATCAAGCTCATCGCAATCCAAGTCTGACCTTGCGGCATGAAGCCCCCGTCGCCGTGTGGTGTGGCGGCGGGGGCGGTGCCTCACTCTTGATATGGCTTGGATCACGTTAACGGACAAAGACGCGGCCTCCCGCTTTGCCATTTACGAATGGGAGGCAATGACGGCGACCGCCCGTGACTCCGGCGTCGGCGACGTGATTCAGCGCAGCATTGACCGCGTGACCGCACGGGTCCGGTCCTACATCAGAAGCTGCCACCAGAACACACTAGGGCCAGACGGCACCATCCCGGACGAGCTGCATTCGGCAGCGGTTGCGCTCCTCATGGAGGACATCGCCACCAATCTCCCGGCGTCGGGAGTCATCATGGACGAAGGGCGGCGAATGACTGTCAGCGAGGCCAAATCCGAACTCAAAATGGTGGCAAAGTGCGAGCTACTGGTTGCCCTGTCCGAAACGACCTCGACCAACTCCCCAGCCATCGACGAGGGTGGCTATGGTGGCCAGACTTACACCGACTTTTCCGTTCTCCGATCACACATGGACCCACGCAAGAT